GAACTGTTTCACCTGATTCCGGTACGCGCCAAGGGTGCTCTTGAGGACTCCACCAGCTGCCAGGCCGGACGGCCCGTAGAAGAAATCTTCCATGCGAGCCGGAGTGAGGCTGCCAACCTGGCAGTCCTTATTGAACGCTGCCAGCCGGTTGAGCACGCTCCGATAGTTGCGCTTGAAGTTCGGCGCGTCGGCCCGCCTCATGCGCTGCCCGATGAACTCCGATGCAGCCTCGCTGATCCTCGGCGTTGTACGTCTCGCCACAGTCCCCAACCTCTCATTGAATCTAGCCGCTGAACCTCTACGTTGGTCACGTAAAGTCGCAGGTCAGGGCCCCGGTAACTACGATTGGTTACTATACATGAACCTAGACTTTTCGACAAGTACCTACCCCTGCCTGACCTGCACGTTTGCCCAGCTTATCAGCCAAAGTCTCGCACGATGTGACCCCAGCGGAGCCGGGTACTAGGATTGAGCCTCTCACCGTACTCATTGACAGCTTGCCCAATATGCGTATAGCTTCGATGGGTGAGCAGCCACGCGCTCACGAGGGCCCGTCCACCACCGGGCCCAGTCACTCGGGAAGGGGATCGGTCATGCCTGCTCAAAGGCAGCTTCCGACCATTGACGTTCTGCTGAAGCATCGTGAACGGGGGATGAGTTATGACGAGATTGCTGAGCTTTACGGCGTAACCAAAGGTGCCGTCTATCTGCAATTGCGTGACGCGGGTAGGACTAAGCAGCGCCCAGACAACTCTCACCTAATGCCCGCTGGAGGCGTAGCCACTCAGCACCAGCACGCTCATCCTGCGATGATGCTTCGCGTTCAGGGCCGGTTGGACCGGGGAGAGAAGGACATTCCGCCTGTGAAGATTCGCCAGCTTCATAAGTGGTTGCGCGAGCTTGAGGAAAAGAACCTGATCCTTGACTATCACCAGGATTGCCCTCCGAATCCCGGCAGCCCGAAGACCGGGGGGTGGTTCTACTCCCAGAGGAAGCCTAGTGATGGTGACCGGCTGATGCGTTACCAGACGCAGAAGGAAGCCGACGAAGCCAGCTAGCAAGCACCAGGGGGGATAGTAAGTGAGGCGAGTGCTGAAGGTGATTGGGATAATTGCGTTCGTTATCGGTTCCATGATGCTCGGCGCACTAGTTGGTCACCCTGGGGGCTCAAGCCCTCCACCAGTGACTCAACACCCTTAAAGCAGGGCCCCGGAGCAGCGGGGCCCTTTTTGCTGGCCTGATACTGCGAGTTGATTTGCAAGTGGACAGTGTCAACGTATAGATTCATCTTTGTAAGGCAGTGAGCATGGCAATAGCCCGGACTGACCAGCCGGGGCCGTGTAAACGCTGCCGACCCCTGTCAGCGAGAGAAACGGGAACCCACTTACTCATGTCTGTCCCTTGTGCCTCTAACCCTGATATGTGGTTCGACGCCACCAAAGCCAATCTCGCGGCCTTTTACTGCCGGACGTGCCCGCTACAGCGGGAATGCGCGAAACTCGGCGAGAGCGAGGAATATGGCGTCTGGGGAGGTATTAACGCGGAGGCGCAGCAGGAAGAGCGGAGCGCTGAGCGCCAGCAGGAACGCGAGGACCGGAATGTCGCCGTGTGTCAACTGCGTGACGCGGGCCACACCGTGCGCGCGATTGCCGCTCAAGTAGGACTCTCCAAGTCGGCAGTGTCCAAGATCCTCCAAGCCGCCTGACCGTTCGTTGTAACCTCGTAACCAAACCCTGTAACGCTCAGTAGGTCTCAAACGATATGACGGGCGAGGCTCGATACAGGCCCGGTGAGCGCCCCCTCTGCCGCTACACCACCGGGCTCTCTTAATGGGGAGGAACCTAAATTGCTTCAATCGATCGTGCAGGAAATCGACGGATTGCTTGCACCCCTTGAATGCTCCGTGAATCCTGGTGCTGACCTTCAAGACGTTGACGTGATCATAGACGTTCCGGGGATTATCTCCGTAGCCGTTCTGAAGTATGCGAATGGCGCTGTCTACGAAATGGCCGTGACCAGCAACGCTGAGCCGGATGATTTAGCTCTGGCCCGATTCAATATCCCCGCTGGCACCCTCTGGCTTGGCCCTGAGGAAACGAACACCCACGGACTCACGGACGGCTGGGAAACCACTTGGCGGTTTTGGGTAGCCAATCCGCCCACTGAGTAGAAAGTGGACAAGTGGGGGAAGTAGAGTAGTAGCTGTGCCGAAGGGGCCGAACGCCAGGCCCCTTCCTTTTTGACCCGAAGCTATACGTTGACACAGGAACTATCCCCTAGAGAAGGGAACCACCAAAATGACCGACACTCTGAACCTCGCTGGCGTTCCGCCGTTCAAGCTGACCGACTACGACGACGAGATCATCGAGCTTGCGCCGGTCCACGACACGGCGGCCCCGAACGGGGTTGTCAACGTGGTGAAGATTTCGATCGGTGACTTCGCCGTTCACCTTCTGCCGGAGCAGGCTGCCGAATTCTCTGCCGCCGTCGCGGCTACTGCTGCCCTGCTCATGGGGAAGCACGAGGCGACCGAAAGGGCTGCGGTTGCGGGAATCCTCCTGGGCGCTGTCTCGGATGCCGCCGAGAAGGCGTACAAGGCTGGCACGTACAAGCAGAACGCGGCGTGAGTAGCGAGAGGGGTTCTGTGCTGGCCCCTCTCTCTCATCGGTCCGTTTCACAACTCACAACGTTTACACGCTGTGGCGAGGCATACCGGCTAGAAAAGGTCGCAAGGGCCCCAACTACTCCGGCAGCATGGTTCGCCCAAGGAACCGCATTCCATGAGGCAATCGAGAAATGGGAAGCGACAGGGCGAACCTACGGCCCGTCCGACATTGAAGCGTGGTACGACGTTGCGTGGAACCGTGAGGTTGACAAGATGTTTGAAAGTCAGCCTGACATTAACCGGTGGGAGACGGGCGGGAGAACGAAGCCAGCCGATGACCTGGCTAAGCGGTACCTACGCGGGAAAGAGCAAGCGTTAGCGTATCGGGAATGGGCGCTCAGTCAGTCTGAGGAATGGCGCGTATGGGAATACCTCCCGGATGAGGCAGCCGTCGAGATTCCGTTCGAGGTTGAGATGGGCGGCGTACTCGTCAAGGGCTACATAGATCAAGTGATCGAGTTTCGAGACGGGGAAATCCGTCCACGAGACCTAAAGACCGGTAACAAGCTGCCGGAATCTGAATTCCAGTTAGCCGTCTACCGGCTCGCCATGCTCGAAGTGTTGGGGATTCTCCCACGATACGGCGATTACTACATGGCGAAGAACACTGCACCGACGAAGCCATATGACCTGAGTATCTGGACCCCGGAGCTAGTCGGGGAAATGTTCCGCGACATGGATAGGGCTGTTGAGGCAGAAATCTTCTTACCCAATAAGGGTGACGACTGCCGAATCTGTCTCGTCCGTGAATTCTGCAAGCTAGGCGGAACGCGAGCGCACGAATACTTGGGCATCACCCGGCGCGGCGGGGAGCCTGTCCCGCCGACAACTGATTTCCAGTTTGCCTAGATTAAGGGAGTAACTAAATTGAGTCAGACTTACGAAGACCCTTTCGCCGCTCAGGTGCTCACTGCGGAGGGCCCGACGCCGGAGGATATCGTCGTATCCTTCCGGCCCTACGACAGCAATAGTGCGCCGACCGTGACTGTTCGCGGCAAGACGTGGCCGGAGGTTGCGGACAAGCTGGGAGTCATTACCGAGGCTGCCGCTGGTGGCGCTCTCGGGAATGCTCACGCGGCTCTGAAAGCCACCTATGCGGCTGCCGTTGGATTGGACGCTACGCCGACCCAGAGCCCTGCTGCGGCCCAGCAGTCCTACCAGCAGCCGAACGGCGCTCAGAACGGCTACCAGGCCCCGCAGGGTGGCTATCAGCAGCCTCAGCAGCAGCCGAACAGCGGGCGACCGCCCGGACCGGCCCCGCAGTGCCCGCACGGTGAGAAGAACTTCGTTCCTGCCGGAACCAACGCCAGCGGCAAGGCGTACGGCGCTTTCTGGGGTTGCCCTGCGCCGCGCAACGCGCCTGACAAGTGCCGTCCGCAGTGGATTCAGAGCCGGTAATTTTTTTCGGCTGAAGCTATACGTTGATACGCGGGCCCTGGCAACGATGACCGGGGCCCCTTGATTGAGGGGAGAATGAGTGACTGCCACCAAAACGCTGATCGTCGCTGATCACCTGTATCACGCGCACAACTACGCGCAGAAGCACAACATTCCGATCATGGAAGCCGTCTACGTGACTCCGGAGCGCTCGGAGCGCATTCATGGGCTCATGCCGAAAACCATCGTTGATATTCGACGCGGGCGCTCCCGCCCGAATGCGAATCGGCGGATGGATGACCTGCTCAGGATTCTTCGGCACCGTATGCCGAAGCCGAAGCGGGCCCGGAATACCGGCAGCATTCAGGACCGCTTTGAGCGGTTCCACGGCGAGAATCCGCACATCTACAAGCGGCTTGAGGAAATGACTCAGGCTTGGCTCAAGCATGGGCATACCAAGTGCAGCATTCACATGCTGTGGGAAACGCTCCGCTGGCAGGCTGGTACGGGATTCTTCAGCCGGGAAGAGGAATACAAGCTGAATGACCACTACCCGGCGCGATACGCGCGCATGCTGGTAGAGAATCACCCGGCGTGGGAAGGCGTGTTTAATCTGCGGGCCCTGCGAGCCGCCTAGTGTTCACCCTTACGCGGGGGAGGCTTGCTGGCGGTAAAGCTGGTGAGCCTCTACCCACCGTGTTTAAACGGCTGGACGCTGCCACGGTCCATATTCGGCAAGCTCAGCTGACGCTAGTCGCTGCCGCTCCCGGTATCGGCAAATCGGTATTCGCCCTGACTGAGGCTGTTGAGACCAGGGTTCCCACCCTGTATTTCTCTGCCGACTCGGATGCATTCGTGTGTTACACGCGAGTTGCGGCTATGGTCACCGGCTGGACCGTGACCGATATTGAGACTCAGATCGAGAACGGGCATACGGCAACGATTGACGCGAAGCTGAACGGACTTGAGCATTTGCGGCTCAACTTCGACCCTTCGCCGTCGATTGACGATATCGAAGACGACACTCGGGCTTTCGCTCTGACGTATGGGGAATGGCCCCGGCTGATCGTGGTTGACAATCTCTCCAATGTCTATAACGACACTGGGGGCGAGGGTTATCAATCGCTTGAGGCTACGTGCGATTTCCTCCACCAGCTGGCGCGTGAAACTGGCGCGGCGATTATCGCTCTCCATCACGTGACAGGCCAGCACGAAGACGGCACTACTCCACCGCCCATGAGTGGCCTACGCGGGAAAGTCAGCAAGATTCCCGCCATGATCCTCAACCTGTTTAAACCCGCTGAGGGACAGCTGGGGGTCGCCGTTGTGAAGAACCGTACCGGCAGGGCCGACCCTTCAGGCGGCATGGTCATTTACCTGAATGCCGAATTGGATCGAATGAAATTGGAGGGCTGATAGTGGACAAGACTTTCCCTAGAATTGAGTTGCCGGGAGTTACTGAAGACCAGCGCAGCGAGGTTGAAAACCTCATGCACAAGAGCAAGCAGGCTCGGGCTTTCACTCTGCGATACGCGGTTGCCATGTCGGTTCTCGGCAAGGCCGTTTATCACGGAACCGTACCGGCTGACGTAAAGGCGCGCAGGCGCGCGGCTAACAAGGTCGCTCGGCAGTCTCGGCGCGTGAATCGGGGGAGCAAGTGAGCAACGAATACCCGGCTTGGCCGAAGACTCCCCGCTGGAATAAGCCGGTGACGATCACTGAGAAGATCGACGGCACGAACGGGCTCATCTCGATTGAGCCTGTGGTCCGGACGAATCTGGCTGACTACGCTAACCCGGAAGCCAGCCTGTATATGAACGAAGAGGGCACCTATCGAGTCAAGGCCGGTTCCCGTAACCGGTGGCTCATGCCGGGAAAGACGACTGACAACTACGGCTTTGCCGGTTGGGTCCATGAGAATGCCTTTGCGCTGATTGAGAAGCTGGGGCCGGGTCGCCACTATGGCGAATGGTTCGGCAAGGGGATTCAGCGTGGCTACGGGCTCACTGAGAAGCACTTCGCGCTTTTCAACGTGGACAAGTGGAATGACGTTGAGCTTCCCGATCGCGTGACTACCGTCCCGATTCTCTGGCGTGGCAATGCTCAGGGGTTGGGCCCTGCGGTCCACCACAGCCTGTCGATTCTGCGTCATCGTGGTTCTTATGTGGCCCCGATGGAGGAAGCTGAAGGGCTGTGCATTTACCACTCGGCTTCCCGGCAGATTTACAAGGTTCTTCTGGAAAACGACGATATCCCGAAGAGCGTTGCGCTGAGGATGGTGGCCTGATGAACGTAGACCCCAACGGGATTTGGTGCGAGTTGTCCTGGCTCGATAAGGATTACTGCCACCACTGCCGGACCGGCGCTAGAACGCTCGGCCACGTGAAGGACTATGAGGATGACGGCCCGGAGGGCTAGGAAGCCGTGTCCGGGTAAGAGCGTCAAGGATGGTGCTTGCGTCCGATGCTTTCGGGTAGTGCGAATCAAGAAAGACGGCACGCCTTACCAGCATCGGGCGAAAGCGCCCGCCGATCGAAGCGACCCCGTACACGCTAAGCGAATCCTTGAGGTCTACGGGATCACTGGCGAGGAATATAACGCGATTCTTGAGGCTCAGGGCGGCTGTTGCTACATCTGTCTTCAGCCGCCACGCTCCAAGCGCCTCGCAGTGGATCACGACCACGAGATAGAGCGGCACCGGCTAGCTGAGGGGAAAACCGCTCAGGAAGCCGCTAGAGCCTCTGTGAGAGGGCTTCTGTGTCGTCGCTGCAATCACCGGTTGCTTGGCTCGGCTCATGACGCTACCGAAATCCTGAAGCGTGCCATTGAGTATCTGGAATTCCCGCCAGCGTGGCGAGTGATAGCCGAGGGAGTTTAAACACCATGAAAGACGGCATAGAGGCAGTCCTACATCACTACGGCGCTGACATGGTGCCGTCCTCCCAACGGTTCAAAAAGATGAAGTGCCCATTCCATGAGGACCGGAACGCTTCAGCTTCCGTGAGTATCGACGCAGGCAAGTTCCGTTGTTTCTCGTGCGACATTCCACGCATGACCGGTGAAACCGGGAAGGCGGTTGACGCGCTAGACATTATCGCTTGGAAGGAGGGATTAACCGACTTTGCTAGTACCGTCGCAGAGTACGAAAGAATTTCTGGCCGAAGCTACGACGAAGTATCAGGCGGCTCTAAAGGAAAACCCGCGCGCCGTCGAGTATTTGAGGGACAAGCGGGGCCTGTCCGGGGACAGCGCACAATTCTTTCGGCTGGGCGTCGTAGACGACCCTTTGCCGGGACATGAGCAGTACACAGGACGGCTAGCCGTTCCGTACCTGACTCGCTCCGGAGTCGTCTCTATGCGGTTTCGGTTCCTGCCGCAGAAGATCGGGGATGACTGGCCGGATACCGAGGGCGCTAAATACTTGGACGTTCCGGGAGCTACGCCGCGACCGTTCAACGTTAATGCGCTCATGCGAACCGAGCCCTATGTCTGCGTTACCGAGGGCGAGTTTGACGCTATCGCTGCCCACCAGGCCGGGTTACCGGCTGTCGGCTTCCCTGGCGTTAGCAGCATCAAAGAGCCCTATTATCTCCGGCCCTTCAAGGGCTATGAGGCTGTCTACATTCTAGCCGATAACGACGATAAGGGTCAGGGTGAGACCTTCGCTGAGAAGGTCGCTGAGAACGTGCAGAACGCTCGAATCATTCTCATGCCTAAGGGCCATGACGTGAACAGCTTCCTTAAGGCTGACGGCCCGGAAGCGCTGAGAGAAAGGATCGGGATTAAGTGACTCTTGAAGATGACGGCAGTGACGAAATCGAGAACTACGAAGAGCGGCACGATGCAGGCTTTTTCAAGCCGGGTGACGTTGTGCGATTCACTGACGTAGTGAAGGACTGGCCGGGTACCCCGCAGCCGGGACAGCTGGCGGTTGTCGCTGAGGTTGGCGACCCTGACTCGGCTCCGTACCCGCTGACCGTGGACATTCGCCCGGACGGCGATACTCCGATTCTCGGGCTTCCCGTTCTGGCTAAGGAAATCCAGCTGGTCAACCGCCCGCAGGGGCGGAAGCTGCGTAGGCGGTTTCCTTGGCTGTGATGGACGGTTGGGTTACGGATGCGCTGGAGGACTCCGGAATCCCGGCTACGGATTTCAGGGTTCCTCGTGCCGTTCGGGAATTCGTAACGAAAGACTCCGGTCAGCATGAGGAATATGAATCCGGCATGCGCCGGGACTCGGAGCAGGGCAAACCTCGCTTTGACCTGATGGTGCCTCGCGGCATCGCGTTTGAGGATCAGATGCTTACGAGGTTCGCCGCTCTCCTGGCGCGCGGAGCCGTGAAATACGACCCTCGCAATTGGGAGAAAGCCAGCGGCCAAAAGGAACTTGACCGCTACTACTCGTCTGCGTTCCGCCATTTCATGCAATGGCTGTGCGGCGAGACTGACGAAGATCACGCGGCGGCAGTCCTGTTCAACATCATGGCGGCTGAGACCGTCAAGGCGAAGATGGAAGGTGTTTAAACGACATGGGTAGATGGAAGAGCCTTGTCTTGCTGCCGGACCTTCAAGTCCCGTTGCATGACCGGAAGTACGTAGACGCTCTCGTCCGGTTCGTACGCGAATTCAAGCCGGATGAGCTTCACAACGTGGGCGATTTGGTGGACTCCCCGGAGCCTGCCCGCTGGAATAAGGGCATGGCTGGCGAATTCCTGCCGACTCTTCAGAAGGGCTTTGATGAGTCGATCGCCATTAACCGCGCGTTCCGTGACGCGCTGGGAGACAAGCCGTTCCATCTGAAGACCGGTAACCACGATGAGCGCACGGAAACGTACGTGCAGAAGTACGCTCCCGCGTTGGCTTCCCTCCGGGCTTTGAAGCTTGAGGATTTGCTTGAAGCTGACTCGTACGGGCTGAAGGTCGAGCGCAGTATTTATGACGTTGCGCCCGGTTGGGTTATTGCCCACGGTCACGAGGGCGGTTCCTCGCGTACCCCCGGTGGAGTTGCTTTCGGGCTGTCTACGTCGATCGGCAAGAGCGTTGCTTGTGGACACACGCACAAGGTAGGTTTGATCGCAAGCGCCGAGGGCTATAACGGGCGGTTGAAAAACCGTTTCGGCCTTGAAGTTGGGCACGCTATGGACGTGCGAAAGGCGCATTACCTCAAGACCGGTGGAGCCAAGTGGACCCAGGGCTTCGGAATCCTGCGAGTCAAGGGCAACACGGTTATTCCTGAGGCTGTCATCGTCCAGGGACGCAGCTTCGTAGTCGAAGGCAAGACGTACGACTTTTAGTCTGCGCTGAAACTGTTATTGAGCAAAGGAGATAGCAACGTATATGAACTGGGACCACGTAACGACGCTCGCTGATCAAGCCGCCAGAAAGGTTGCCCAGGGCTACCCTGGCATTGATCACGAGGATATTCGGCAGGAAATCCTTACCGCTGCTTGGTCGAATCCGAACAGTCTTGAGGGCTTGACGGATGCCCAGCTGGTGAAGACTTTCAAGAGCACTGGCAACCGCTACGCGGCGACTGAGCGGTACGACTTCATGCACCATTCCGCTCAGTACGTTTACACGCCTGCTGAAGTCCGGGTGCTGTTCGGAGCGTTCTTCAATCGGGGGCTCTGGGAGAAAGCGCCTTTGAAGGATGACAGCACGAGGGTTTCAGCTGGTGGCGTAGTCGTCGCTCTGTGGGACCTTGATAAGGCTTACGACCTTTTGACTTCTGATGAGCGAGTGGTTATCGCCAAAAAGCACGATGAGTTTCCGGATGACGCTCTGTCTCCGGCTGACCAGAAGCGCTATGAGCGAGCGATTGACAAGGTGGTTCGCTCCCTTAACCGGCGCGTCGTCATGACTGACGTTGAGCGTGACGATCACGAGGGCCCTGGTTCCCGTCGCGCTATCTCGAATGCATCTGCCCGCTACGCAACTTCGGAGGTTTGATTATGGATTCCTGTGGTGTTCTGATCGTCGCTTTCCTCGCTGGTCTGGGGATTGACATGCTGCTCGCTTGGGCTGTCGCGGCCATTTGGTCGCTTCCGTTCTGGCCCGTACTGCTGACGATCCTGTTGCTCGGTTTCTTCGTCGGCCTTCTTACTGCCGGGAGCCGCTGAATGGAAATCGTCTGGGGAATCCTGTTCTTTGTGGTGATCATGTTCGGGCTTTACTGGCTGATCACCCTGCTTACCTCGCTGGCTCTGACGCTGGCTCTGCGGTTCTACCCGCACAAGGTACAGAAGGGCATGCTGTGGCTCATTCCAAAGTAGAGCGGCTAGCTGACCGTATCGCGGTCAATTTCGATAACGAATATGACGACGATAGGCACGGCTACTGGACCGCTTCGGCGGTCGGTGGCCTTGCCCGCTTCAAGTTTGAGCCTATCGAGGGTGGAGAGCCTGAGCTTTACGATGTGGAGGTTACGCGAGTTGACGGAAATTAAGTGGGGCCCTACCGGCGAAGCCGTTTACACGCGCACATACCAGCGGGTGAAGCCGGACGGTGCCCGCGAGACCTGGCCCGAGACCGTGACCCGAGTGGTTGACGGGAATATCGGGCTGGTTGACCCGAAGCACATTGAGCCAGGTGAGCGTGATCGGCTCATTGAGCTAATGACGGATTTCAAAATCCTTCCCGCTGGCCGTCACCTGTGGGCTAGCGGCGTACCGGGGCGACAGTTCCTGTTCAACTGTCACGTAGCCGGTTGGGGCGAGACCTTCTCTGAGCACTTCAAGTTCACGTTCCTTCGCCTCATGGAGGGTGGGGGGGTTGGCTCGAATTACTCCAGCCGCTTTCTCCGGCCCTACGGGGCCCCTCTGAGGACTCTTCGGGTCCATGTCGTCTGTGACCCTACCCATGCGGATTACGAGGCTCTAAAGGCTGCTGGTGTCCTGTCTGAGACTTACACGCCGGATTGGCCGGGAGCCTATGAGGTAGCGGACTCCCGCGAGGGCTGGGCCGGGGCCCTAACAGACCTACTCGACACCTATTACCGGGACGACGTGAAGCACGCTGACCGCGTGTTTGACGTGACGTACGTCCGTCCAGCTGGTGCGCGGCTGAAGACGTTTGGCGGCACGGCATCTGGTCCGCTTCCCCTGGCCGTGATGCTCCATAAGGTCAGCGAGGTAATGAACGGCGCGCGCCCGCGCGCTTACGCTGGCGCTGTTGGCTCGCCTTACCTCTCTCCGCTTGAGGCTATGGAGATTGACCACGCTATCGCGGAATGCGTTGTGTCTGGCGGTAATCGGCGCTCCGCGCGCATGTCTATTGTCGAGTGGGATGACCCCTTCATCTTCGATTTCATCGGCTGCAAGGCGGATACGTCGAAGCACTGGACTACCAATATCAGTGTCGCCGTGGATGACAATTTCCTGAGCTACCTTGACGATCGAGGCATTATTCAGCCGAGGGACGACAGTCCGTATATCTGGGCAAGGAACGTTCACAAGGCAGTCGTTAAGGGCATGCTCACGAATGGTGAGCCGGGGTATTGGAATCGTTCCCTGTCTCAGCAGGGCGAGCCTAACGAAGTGATCGCCACGAATCCTTGTGGCGAAATCACGTTGGAGGCTTGGGAAAACTGCAACCTAGGCCACGTCAATATGTCTGCGTTCGTGGATGCCGATCCCGGCTATGACGCTGGTGGACTCTGGACCGCTCACCGGCTCATGGCTCGGTTCCTGATCCGGGCCACCTTCGGTGACGTGACCAGTGAGACTCAGGCTGAGAAGCTGGCAGCTAACCGGCGCATTGGCGTTGGGCACTTTGGGGTTCAAGGCTTCATTGCGAAGTGCGGAATGAAGTGGAGCGAAGCTCCGAAGAGTGGCGATTTCCGAGGACTGCTGTCTGACCTTCGGAACTACACGCGACAGGCAGCGCGTGAGTATGCCTTTCAGTTGCGAATTCCTGAGCCTGTGAAGGTGACTACGGTTGCGCCTACCGGGACGATTGCGAAGATGCCGGGGGCGACTGAAGGTATTCACCCGATCTACGCTCGCACCTTCCTTCGGCGCGTACGTTATTCGACCGTGGACCCTGACCAGGCTGCCGCTGTTGCCGACTTCCTGCACCAGGGATTCAAGGTGGAGACTGACCAGTATGACCAGTCGGGTAATACGGTTGTGGTCGAGTTCCCGACCGAGGACCCGCTGGTCAGTGAGGTTGAGGCGCTGGGATACCCGGCTGAATTGGTCGAGTCTGCGGATGAAATCAGCCTGCCTGACATGCTGGCTTTCCAGGCCATGTATCAGCAGTGCTACGCGGATAACGCGGTCAGCTTCACTGTCAACGTACCCGAAGGCGTTTACACGCCTCAGTATGTCTCGGAGCATTTGCTTGCGTGGCTCCCGGCGCTGAAGGGTACGACGATCATGCCGGACGGCACGCGGCCCCAGGCCCCGTATGAGCGGATCACTCAAGCCGAATATGAGGCGGCTACCGCGAAGACGGTTGCTGACGGCATCGATGAAGAGTGCGCTTCGGGAGCTTGCCCGATCCGCTAGAAAGTGGACAACTGAAGCTATACGTTGATAGTACCGGACCGGGGGTCAGTCGATCAAGAATCCTGGCCCCTGTCCGGGCCCAATTTCTTAGAAGGGAAATCACCATTATGCAGACCTTTAAGAGCATCGTTGGCAGCCCTCTCACGGTAGGTGAGGGAGTCGTCAAGTGGCAGGGGGAGCGGACCGTGAGGGTTGCGTTCAACGAGAGCAGCACGCGCGTTTTCAGTCGGGAGACTGCCCGCCAGCTGGGCGAGGCTCTGATTGCTGAGGCTGACCGTGAGCCGGTGATCGAATTCAAGCCGGGTGATTTCATCCTTGAAACCGGTCTGAGCCAGAGCGGAATCTACTTGGTCCGTGAGGATGATCTTGTATTCATCATGAACAAGAATGGGGCTAACGGTGCGTGCGCGCCTTTCGTTTCCCGTCAGTACAAGCGGGACCAGGCGACGTCGGAGTTTTTCCAGAAGGTAGAGCTTGCCCAGTGAAGGTCAAGACCGAGAACGTTAAGACCGTCACGATCACTCTTCAGGGTGATCGTGAGATTGAGCTTCTCGCTGGTCTCGTGGACTTCCCCAGTCACTACAGCCAGCCTCAGGAAATCCGTGAATTCCTGTCTGAACTGCAGGAAGAGCTTCCGGAGGCTAGCTCGCCGGAGCACATCGGCTATAAGGACGTAACGAATTTCTGAGGGGGGAGTTGACGTGAAGGCGATTACGAAGATTGAGAAGCTGCAAAAGCAGGCGGGATGTGAGGTTACGATCCTGCTTACCGGTCGGGTGAAGCTGGACGATCACGGCGCTGTCGGAATCGAGAGCGAAGACGGCACGTGGCGTTTCGTCACTCTGTACGACGATGACTTTGAGCATGGCGCTCTAGTCCTCAAGGGGGATAAGTGACTGAGATTCCGCTTGAGACTCATGGCAGCCCTATCGACTCGCTGCAAGTAGCCCTTTACCGGGAGATTCACGAAGACGGTAAGCCGATTCGCGCCTATATCGCTGGTGTCTACAGCAATACCCGAAGCATGGTGTCCGTTGATTCGCCGGAGAAGTTGCGGGAATTCGCCCTTCAGGCGCTGAGGAGAGCGGTGGAATGGGAGATAGCTAATGGCGCGTAGCATCGGGTTTGAGAATAACGAGACGTTCCGGGCCGTTCACGTTACACGCTACGTGCAGACCGGCAAGACCGTTACCGGCTACGAAGGCCCCTATTCCAAGATCGGAACCGCTAGGGCTCGGGTGACGTACTGGCAGAACATGCGCCGGAGCCGGAACTATTCGGAGCATGTTGACGGCTGGGTTGAGCGAGCCGAAACGAAGTGGGAGAGGGTTCCTGAATGACTGGAATGGAAGCACGCTGTAAGCACTATCGAGAGAAGCTGGTTGAGCCGAAGACTCCGACCTACGCGACGATCATTCCCGACCGATACCAGCAGCCGGTAAAGCTGCATATGGGTATTGGTCAGGCTAAAGCGGCTATCGCTTACACCTATTGGTCTGGTGCTCGCGGAGGCGAGCTTTACCAGAAGACGGCTGAGGGTTGGGAATTGCTGTATCGCGTCGAGCGTGGAACGGCTACGGCTGACCTGCCTTGGAAGAGCAAGTAACCTAGCGTCACGGATCGCTATGCCGGCAGTCACGCTACGTGAAATTTAGTGATCTGCCTCAGACCGTTTAAACTGTGTGACACCCTTCCGACTCTCGCTGACACTTGAGGAAGATGGGCGCGGGCCCCGCTAGCTTCGGCTGGTCGGGGCCCGCTTTCGTTTACCCTGATACTACGATTGGACACGCCAGTCATGCTCCTGTATAGTTTGCGACGGATTGAACCACACGGCGAGCTGCGGCGGGGCCGGTAGGGGTTAAACCAACCCTGCCCATTTTCAGACCGGACCGTGTAAACAGCCTCTGTTACAAACCTGTGATCTGAATATTCGGGTTCTAGCTAGACGTTGATACTCGTATTGGGTAATGTTCTGTCTGTCAGCGAGAGACACCAACCCGAAGGGGAAACCGAAATGGCAATCCAGACCCTCACCTGCCAGAACATTGAGTGCGGCAAGACTTGGACCCGGATTGCCACCGTAGGCCGTCCGCCGCTTTACTGCGACGACTGCAAGGGTAAGGCTTTCAAGGCCGAGGCTGAGGCGGAGGTTGCCACGATCGGTGACGCGCCGGTCCGCCACAAGGAATACGCAACCGTGATCGCCGTAGCCAAGACTCGCATTCCGGTCATGCTGGTAGGCCCTGCCGGTTCCGGCAAGACCACGATTGCTCGCCAGATCGCGGAAGACTTGGACCTGCCGCACTACATTGAGTCCTGCAACCCGCAGATGACCAAGTGGGATCTGATGGGGTTCGTTGGCCCTAACGGGAACTACGTTCCCGGCATCATCCGTGACGCTTTCGAACACGGCGGAATTGTCCTGCTGGACGAGATGGACGCTTCGAACCCGGCTCTGCTGGTCTCGATCAACAATATTGCAGCCTGCTCCGTGGGCGAGACCGTGAACTTCCCTGACGGAACTTCGATTCCGAAGCACGAGGACTTCATCCTGATTGCCGGTTGCAACACCTTCGGTGACGGAGCTTCGGAGCAGTACGTTGGTCGTGAGGTTCTGGACGCTGCGACCCTTGACCGGTTCGCTTGCATTGAATTCGGTTATGACGAAGCGCTTGAGCGTCGGCTTGCTGGTGACGACATGCGCGAGTGGGTTGGGTTTGTTCAGGCTGTGCGCGCCACTGTCGCCGAGCTTGGAATTGACCTGCTGGTCACGCCGCGCGCCACGATCAACGGAGCGAAGCTCCTGCGGGCCGGAATGGACCGTAAGACGGTTGAGGCTCTGACTGTCTGGAAGGGGGTTTCCCCGGACGCTAAGCGCTCTATCGTGGCTTCCCTGGCCCAGCGTCAGCGCTTCGCTTCCTGAGGGTTTAAACGGGGGCCGGGAAACCGGCCCCCATAGCTTGACCTATACGTTGATCCTATGATTGAATCTCTCTTGTCAGCGGGAATTCGACTAGAAGGGCCGGAGAAATGGCGATCATTGAGCGCAAGTGGAACAGCCTCGCGGAATTCATTGACTACGCGAGCGGGCCGTCCGCGATGCAGTTCGGGGACCGTTCTAGCCGTCGCTCTGACTCGTCTTACGGTGGCGGATTCTTCGGCACCGCGAACTACAGCGAGGCTGAGGCTCTGGCTTTCGCTTGGAAGGACGGCGCTGAGCGTATCGAGCGGGTACGGATTAAGGCCGCTCCGAAGGGTCAGCGGAAGCGCCAGGAAGCCACCCTTCGGGAGGTTGGCCCCGGAACCCTGAACATGGGCAATTACCTCACCGGTCACCCTCAGCCCTATGTGGTCATGACCGATGGACAGCGGATTAAGCCCGGTCGGAAAATCGTTCGAATCATGCTGAACGTCTGCGTCTCTGGTGGCGTTTCCGCCGCCACGATTGAGCGTCGTGGGGCCGGAGTTATGGCGCTGGCAGCTGCGCTTGAGGCTGCGGGCCGTCGCGTAGAAATCTCGGTCGGCATGGGGAATGGCTGGAAGAGCCAGGGTGATTTCTTGGATTACCGGATTCTCGTCAAGGGTGCCGCCGCGAAGCTGAACCCGCTTACGGTGGCTTTCGCTGTAGCTCACCCGAGCATGCTTCGCCGGTTCTTTTTCTCCGCTATGGAGCGTGAAGACGCTGCGACTCGCCGGAAGTTTGGGGCCCGTTCTGGTGGCGGTTACGGCTACGTGGCTGAGCTTGAGACTGACGCTGACGTGATCTATCTCGGCGGGGCCATGATGTACGACTCGGCTTGGGAGTCTGACGCAGCTACGGCTAAATGGGTTCGTGAGCAGTGCGAGGCGCAAGGCGTGAAGTTCGCCTGACCAGCGGGGGCCCTTCGGGGCCCCCAAAATTGGGGCCCGTTTAAACTAGACATTGATCCTAGACGTTGATAGTGTCTCTCTTGTCAGCGAGAAACCCTCACAGGAAGGGCACCAGCCATGAACGTCACCGCCACTCGGGAAGCCTGGCTCCGCACCGCGATTGACTACCTTCGCCCGGCTTTTCAGGAAATCGGGATGCCCCTGCCGAAGCAGATCTACATTTCGGTCGGTTTCGGTTTCGGCTCCCGCGCGGAGTCCAAGGAAATCGGCGGCCAGGCTTGGGCCCGCCGCGCGTCGGCTGACGGCGTTAACCACGTCTTCATCTCTCCGGCTATCGCTGACCCGGCTGAGGTTCTGGGCACCCTGGTTCACGAATTGATTCACGTTGCGGATGACTGCCAGTCCGGCCATAAGGGCGAGTTTGCCCGCGCGGCCAAGGAACTTGGGCTTGAGGGCCCGATGACTGCGACGGTTCCTGGCGCTGAGCTTGCTGAGAGCATGGGCCAGCTGGCGGCTGCGATCGGCACCTACCCGCATGCTGCGCTTTCCACGGACGGCGCTGCCATTCTGGAAGGTGAGGATGAGGAAGACGGCGAGGAAGCTGGTGAGGCTGGCGGGAAGCTTCACTCCGGCCCGAGCAAGCAGGGCACGCGGATGTTGAAGGTTGTTTGCCCGAGCTGCGGATTCAACTTCCGCACTACTCAGAAGTGGATTGACAAGGGTCTCCCGACTTGCCAGGACGGAACCCTGTTCATCGTTGCGGACTGACCGTTTAAACGGGGCCCGAAAGGGCCCCTCTCTGAGGGGATTTGAAATGAACTGGACTTGGATTCGTGGCACGCTGGATAGCCGCCCGAAGGTTGGCCAGATTCTCACGTCTGAGGATGGGGACAAGCTGGAGGTAAGCCGGGTCGCGAATTACGGTTTCGCGGTCGGCAAGTGGGTAACTGAGTCCGGTGACGGCATGGAAGTCAGAGCGCATTACCGGCTTTACAGTGGAAGAGGATGAGACAGGGCCCCTGCGGGGGCCCTTTTTCTTTTCCCGATGAGAGGCGCTGTGCGCCCGTCTGAGCGACTAATAGGGGTTCCCGCGTAGCTCCGGACACTGGGCCAGTCCAAGCCGTTAGAAAGGCTCTCAGGGCTTCCAGAAATAGTCTCTCAAGCTATACGTTTAAACGCTTGCAGACCGTGCCCAATACGAGTAACGTTCTCTTTGCGGGACGGTCCCGCAGCCCGAAAGGGCAAACCCCGAAAGGGGGTGGCCTAATGGCCGCCAACTCTGGTGTCACTTTCAAGCAGGACGGCACCGTGTTTTGGGTTCCCGCGTGGGCACCCGACCGGATTGTCACGCTGGCTTCCATGAAGCCGGGTGCCCGTATCGTGGGGGGTCGCCCGCAGGGCTCGGAGGTATGGCATCCTTCGCTTAGCCGGTAACGGTGGCTGAAGCCCAAAAGAAAAGGGGCCCGAAAGGGCCCCTAAGGGCTTGACTGGTGGACTGAACCTATGATTGAGTAATCCCTGTCAGCGGGAGTATAGGAACAGGGAAGTGAGCAAGATGATTACTTGCCCGAATTGCGGCACCCGGATCGGGACCAGCGGGAAGACTAAGCGACCGCGACACAAGCGGCGGGGAAGCTGGCTCCGGAAGCTGCTTCGCAAACTGGACCTCAAGGTCTGAGGGGAGACCGTTTAAAACATGCGCAAGACTCGAAACCTTTTCCTGGCCCTGGCCGTCATGGTCGCTGGCTTCGGTGCCAGCGCTGGCACCGCTCACGCGGAAACCCTAGGCCAGTATCACTTGCCGATCGGTAAGACCGTGTGCATTGAGGATCACGGCTGGACGCTCTGGGATAACGTCCTTCCGAATATCGCTTGGCGACTCCGGTCCAACTACATCACTGACGCTGTAGTGCTGGACAGCTGCGCCAGTTACCCGGATAACCAAGTGGTCACTATCGCCGTTAGCGACAGCCCGAGCGAGAATTACTGCGCCAGAACCGAGCGAGGCTATTACCTGAACGGAGTAGCCCAGGGCCGAACCACGATCCGGGTAAACAAGGCGTCCGTTTACTGGAATCAATGCCACTCCACTTGGAGCCAGCGGGCTCACGTCATGTCTCACGAAATGGGCCACGCGCTAGGGCTGGTTCACTGCGACTGCGATAGCGTCGTCGCGGCTCCGCAGCGATTCTCTATCCTGTGGTTTACTGATCTGGATTACAGCAACCTTCGCCAGATCTATAGCGTTACCCGCACGGCTCTTCCGGTTCGCACCACCGTTAAGGCTCCCGTCATCCGTTAGTTTTCACTGAAAGGAAATACGACCAATGGCTAAGACGCTTCCCGACTTTCCGGACCCGGCGAGTCAGCCGCTAGCGCACACGCTTGCCGTGTATGCCGATACGCCGGACGACGAAACGGCGATTGCCGCCACTAGCAATGTCTACGGCAGGGGAGTCCGAACCGGACTCAAGTGGGGAGACCTGCGGAAGCTGCAAGCGAAGGTCGAAATTCTGGAAGCCCTCAAGGCTTCCCCGGACCTTAAGCGAGTTATCGATATGATGGAAAGTGGGATTTGAGAAATGGCTAAGACCTTCCGTGGCACTGACAAGCAGGCCCTGAAGCGTGTCCGCAGGACTGACCGCCAGTTCCGGACGGCTCGCCGTACGACGCGCTACGCCGCCAGCTAGCTTGCGATAGCCCTGGCAGTTTGGTAAACCAGACTCACTCGATAACCGATTAAAGGGAGTTGCCAGCATGGCCCAGAAAGTTCAGATCCTGCTTGAGGATGACCTAGACGGGAAGCCCGCTGACGAGACTGTCAGCTTCGCCCTCGACGGGACGACGTACGAAATCGATCTGACCAAGGCGAACGCGAAGAAGCTTCGTGACGCTGTGGCTCAGTACGTCGGAAGCGCTCGCAGGGTGGGCCGGTCCGGCAGGGCCCCGGCTCGCAAGGCTGTCAGCACTGGCCCTGACCCGAAGACGGTTCGGGCTTGGGCGAACGCCAACGGCTACGAGGTCCCGACGCGGGGCCGGATTCCGGCTGATGTGGTTGAGGCTTTCAAGGCTGCCGGAAACTGACATGACTGACCGCTACACGGTCGAGCCCATCCCTGGCTTGGATTGGGTTTATGGCGTCTGGGATACCAAGGAAAACAAGCCGGTAGGTGGAGCGACTTCCGATAAGGAAGCTGCTGAGCAGAAAGCGGCTGAGTTGAATAACGGGGCCCCTGGTCCTGGCTACGTGGATCAGGATCACGAAGACGACCCGGCTACCGTCTTCAACCGGAGAGTGCAGGAAATACGTGAAGCCGCCGAGTCGTACGACAAAGCGGCCCAGAGATACATGAAGATGAAGCGAGACGACGACCAAGCTTAGATTAGGTATTGCGTCCCCTATCAAGGTCTAGTAACGTTCCTCTTGTCAGCGAGAGGAAAGGGATTAGGCCAGTGGCACGCAAGCTCGACAACAGCCCAGAGGCAATCGCCAAGGATGCCGAAGCAGCAGGGCTGAAGGTCCAGAAGATCCGGCACGGCTGGTGGATTTGGTACCCACAGGGAAAGCCAGGTCCGGGCGGGCGGGACAAGGAATGGATCAGCCGGAACGAAGACATTCGGCGGGATCGGCTGAACAACCTAGCGGGAGCGAAGCGCCTAGGTATTCGCTGAGGCAGGGCCCTTCGGGGCCCTTTCCTCATTTACGACACTAGAAGGGTTTAAACGGCATGAACGAATATCAGGTGACTGTCCGGCTGGCTGTGCTCAATGTCCAGTCCATGACCGAACAGCAGCATCTGGAGCGGCTGGACAGGGTTGGCGGCAAGCTCGCTATCTACGGCGCTGCCCTGAACACGACTCCGGCTAGCGCTGGCGCTCCGCAGATCGTAGAGGCGCTGGTGACCTACGAGGACAAGAGTCCCGGTCACGCCGTCTGGGGAGCCGTAGACGCCATTACAGCGGCTGTCACGAGTGAGGGCTATCAGGTGGCTTTCCGGTCCGCTATGGTCCAGACTCCGGCTGACTGGCAGGCCGCGACCGGTGTTCAGGATGACAGCTACACGCACGATGGGAGAGACTGACCGGCATGAGCGAAACTGAGACCAGCGAGCAAAGGGCTTCGGCCTATCCGGACGATGCAACGGCTGTTGAGTTGATTGACCAGCTGCGAGACATGGCTAAAACGCTGGTCACTCTTGCTGACAGTTTCGAGAGCAGGTTCGGTCGCTGCGGTGCGATGAACGATGAGCGCATTTGCGGACTGTTCCCCGATCACAAGGGGGATCACATTTCCCTTCAAGGCGGCGCGACTTGGCGAGACAACTAGCAACCGCTCCATACAAAACCCCCGACCTAGATTCGTCTAGGGACCGGGGGTTTTTCTTTATTTAAAAGGGGTTTGGCTCGACGCCGGCCGCCGTTTAAACGTTGCCGCGAGCATCAGTTGCACCAGCTGGCGGACACTGGCTAGCCTGTGACCAGCTGGGCCCGGTACCCCATGCCGGGAGGACTCGCCTCCGAGGGGCCAGGGCTGGACTGCCGTGGGAAATCAGCCGGAACTAGCTCAGGCCCCTCCCAGCGCCCCCAGAAACGACGAAAAGGCCCCCGACCCTAGAGACACCTAGGGCACGGGGGCCAACGTCTTAGAACGGCTCTCAGGCGGGCAGGCCCTCAGCGTCGTCCGCAACCTCAATCCGGCTCATGTCCGGCAGCGGATCAGCCGCGAAAGCCTCATTCGTCTTCCGGTTCTCGGTCCGCTGGACAGCCTCAGCGCCACCAATCCCAAGCACAGCACCAACCACGCCCAGAATCAGGGCAACCGGCGTAGCGGGCAGGAAGAACGCCACCAGCGCCAGCACGGCAACAGTCACACCGTAGACGCGGGCAGGGTTCCTCCGGACAAAATCAGCAACCTTGCGCATTAACAAAACCTCTCAGTCTTGGTAGTAGTAATTCGCAGCCTTAGCCAGCGCCTTACAGGTCCGGGTATCGGCAATTCCAGTGCTGCCCTTACGGCCCAGGTAATAAGTCTGGTAACCCTGAACCAGCGCCTTAGTGGACCAATTGCTCTGCCACTTAACGCCCTTACGCCCAAGCAGGATTTGCAGCGTTCGCCGGTTAAGGCCAACCTGCGCCAGCTGCACAGTGTTCAGCCGGTAAGGCCGAGGCTTTCCAGCAAGGCTCGCCTGATCGTTGAGCGTCTGAGCGGCCAGCACGGAAGCGTCCAGCAGGTAACGCCCGTCAGGGCCCTTCGGCGGGTTTGGGTGACCCGGTACAGCAGCGCCAGGCTGATCGACCGGCACAACCGGCTTAGCGGCCCCCGGAGGGCCAGCCTTGAGCGCAGCCGCCACATCGGCCCGGAACTTAGTCATGGGGTTGTTGCCCGGATCGTTCTTCCGCCCGGTCCACTCCCGGTGACCGATAACCGAGAGAGCCGACCATCCGTAGAAATCACAGATAGCCGCAGCCGCCAGGACGGCAGTCCGGTACTGCTGGGGGGTCATCGGCTGGTCGCCGTCGTACTTCACTTCAAAACCGTAGAAGTGAGTATTGCCGTTGGTGTTATCCGACCCCGGCTTAATCTCAGCCGAATAACCGTCGTAGTTTTCATTCACCACCTTAGAGAGCGTGGCCGAGGAACCCTTACCGGCGTGGTTCGCGGTGCCAGCAGCGCCCAAGTGGAAATCACCATCAAAGTCAATGGTTGCGTGAGCGAGCGGACCGGGGATTCCCTCATCCGGGCGACCGACAGTGAACAGCCACTCATCATAGGACTCAGACTGAGCGTCCGAACCGGTGTGATGAATCACTACGCCGTTAACCGAGTCGAAAGAATACGGGCGAGTGCGAGTGCGCCAGCCGGGGAATTCCTTTACCTGAACGCTCCACTTGCGCAGGGCCCCGAGGAACTGGTCAGGGGTCATGGGCTTAGCCATGTTTAAACGTTCCCTTCCGTGAGAGCGACCCGAAGGTCAGCGAAGCCCTGCGCAACGTCGGCGCGCAGAGCGGCAATTTCAGACTTGTTATCGTGCAATTCGCGGAGCATCCTGTTTTCGTTCTCCAGATGATCAACGCGCTTCTCAAGGCTCGAATACATTTCCTCAAGCCGATTAGCCTTAGCCTTCCAAGCCTCAGCCTCTTCCTTCCACAGCTTCGCCGTGGTCTCGTCTGAGCTAGTGCGGAACTTCGCCCAGACAGCGCCGAACGCGCCGAGCGTGGCAATAGCTCCCCACACCCACGCGGCTATAGTCAGCGGCTCCATTACGCGCTCACCCAACGGCAAGTCAGGAAAGGCCGGTCACCAGCAGTCGTCGGAGTGTTCAGGGAACTTCCGCTGTTCTGCCAGATCGAAACCCTGACCAGATCACCAGCAGCCAAGATCACATTCTCAGCCTTAACCTGGACGACTGAGTTAGCGCCATTCATAGCCCCAGCGTTATTGAACGCGATAGCTGTTCCGTTCACCGTGAGCCGCGCAAGACGCCCACCAGTCGCATTCGACGCAACCGAGACCTGACCTAGAATGTCGTACACGCCGCCCGTCTGAATGATCAGAGCCGTAGCGCTGGTGCCGAAATTGATAATGCCGTCACTGTCGTAATTTTCGGTATCGAAAACGAGATCGGTATAGGTCGCCGTGGCGATGCTTTGCGCCGTTGAGGCGCGAGACATGTATGCCCTAGGCGGATTCAACAGGAACGAAATCGCATCCCTGATATTCGTATTCAGCTTCGCAGCTGCAAGCTTTTCACCCGCTACAAAGGTTGCAGGCGTTGGCACAGTCGCCACAATCAATAACCCCCAGGGGAATACAAAAGGGGCCAGAGCCGTAGCCCTGACCCCAATCGCAGAATGGTCAGTAAGTCAGAATCGCCGTGTCATCCAGATAGGCGTCTTCGGCATCATCCAGAACACATGCATTCGTATTCGTGGACGGGGAAAGCTGAAGCGTCGTCTTCCACTCCGGAGTCTCACCCGAAATGGAAACGTCATGCTGCACACCTTCAATGAAGAAAGTCGCCTCAGTGAACGGCCCAGCCTCCGGCAGCGAGCCAACCCTGATCAGGTTTCCAATCTCAGCGTTAGACGTATAGAAATAGTCGCCAACACTGTCATACGCCGCGAAATTGATCACCAGCTGGTCACAGCGAATCATCGGGTCCTTGTACCTATACAGGTGCCAAGCCGCCGCGTCAGCCGCCTCATTATCGGTAGCCACACCGATTTCAAGCGTCGTGGTACGACGCCCGTATTCAGCGATACTGGCGGCATCAGACGAGACAGCCTGAACACCTTCGGCCCGCTTCGCTATAACCTCATTAGCAATCCGATCCTCATCCATTTCGAAGAACAGACCAGGCTCATAGCTCAAATCGACGCCTAGGTTATAGTCGATACTCCATACGATGCTCGGGTTAATCCGGCTCTGCCGATTCCGGTAAGCCAGCTTCCCTCGACGGTCAATAGAGACCGTTCCGCCAGCGTCAGTCGCGGTCTTCTGTAGAACCTCAAGCGCCGAAGCGCCAGACTCCCAGTCAGCCGGAGCCAGAGTAGAAACCGAGAGAGCATCAGCGTTGCCAGCAGATGGGCCAACGGAACGCCAGCTAGTAGGCCAGCCTGCGTAATCGAGAATCTCGCCAATTCGAGTCGTCTCAGACCGGTCAATACTCGACCCCTTATTGAGTCCCATAGCGGCCAGCTTCGCGGCAATACCGGCAGCATCAGACTGGCTCGGGCCACCATCGCCCCAGATAGCCAGATTGGAGAAGCAGCCAAGGCCCATAGCGCCCTTAGATAG